TTACGGAGCATATATTGAATGGGAGACTTTACGATCTCCTATGGAAATGCCTGAAGAGTTACTACAGGGTTTAGCTGAATTTTATTTTCCTGGAGAAGATTTTTCTTCTGTAGGATTAGTAGAAATCTTACCAAATATTCGACGCTTCTCTATTCAAGTTGATTCTCAATATTTTGATATCAAAGGAACAACTGCAGCGATCAAATATGTTTTGGTAACATTGTTGGGATATGATTATACCACTACTGCTGTATCAAATTATGGTTCTAATATTATCGAAATTGTTGCAGATATATCGGAAGAACATAAAGCTTTTTTACAACGAAGTGTGCTACCAGCCGGAATGAGTTATATTTATACAACCCCATAATATGATTACTAAAATTATGTTGTATGCAATGTCAGTTGCATCACGTGGATTCAAAAATACTAAGACAGATATACCAACTAAGCAATTGAGGTATATTTCTTGTTATGGGAATGGTATACTTCCACCATGTAAATTTTTAAATAAAAGTCGTAACTCGAATTATTTTTTTTGTGGTAAGTGTGGTTGTGGTGACAAACCCAATACTTGGTTAATTAAAGAACCGGGTGAATATTGTAAATTAGACTATCCAACTTTAAGTTGCCCACTTAAAATGCCAGGATTTACCAACTATGATCCAAATTTTTATGATAATGAAGATGGGGATCGAAAAAAGGTAATCGAACAATTGCCCCCTGAAACAGTACAATTGGTTCAAATAACTGTAAATAGTAATCCGGTCAATGAAGAAATGTTTGATAAAATTAATAAGATTATAGAAAATACATAAATATTTTTAATATGGCTATAACTACACGACAAGATTTTATCAACTATTGTTACCGTACATTGGGATCACCTGTTGTACAAGTAAATATTGATTCTCAGCAAGCAGAAGATCGATTAGATGAATCTTTAGAATACATGTATGAAAGGCATTTTGATTTTAATCAAAGAGCCTTATATGCATATACGGTTACTGCAAATGATTTAGCTACTCGATCATTTGATACAACTACTTTTGGACCAGCTCTTGGTGCACAAATTAAAACTAATGAGAATGGTCTTACAGGTTATTGGCCAAATGCATCCGCGATTAGAAGTATTACAAAAGTATATGCTCCCAGTACTTCTGTTGGAGATTACATGTTTGATTTAAGGTATCAATTAACTCTTTTTGATTTCTTTGGATTATACATGAATCAGTCTTCATTTTCAGCTGGACCCATTGCAAGTTATATGGAAGGTATGAGTTATATTAAACTTATTAATGATATTTTTAATTATCCGGTTTCTTATACCTACACAAAAACAACAGATCGTTTGTATCTAGAAACAGATTATAGTAAAATTCCTGTTGGATCTGTTCTTATGGTCGAAGCATATGTTGAAGTTGATACGACACGATATCCTAAAACATGGAATGATAGAATATTTAAAAGACATTATACAGCATTATTGAAAAAACAATGGGCTCAGAATCTTATTAAATTTTCTGGTGTTCCACTTCCCGGTGGTGCTTCTTTGAATGCACCAGCCATGATGCAAGATGCACAACAGGAACTTAATGCGATTGAAGAACTATTAAAGAAGACACAAGAACTGCCACCAGATCCTATGATCGGATAATATGACAACAAACCCATACATTAGCAATTATACTAATACACAAGAACAAAATCTTGTTGAAGGTATAACTATAGAAATAATTCAGGCTATGGGGCAAGACTGCATATATGTTCCACGTGATTATTTTGCTATTGATAAGTTGTTTGGAGAAGACCCAGCCTCTGCATTTACAAAAGCATTTACATTAGAGATGTATTTACTAAACTATAAGTCATTTGATGGTACGGATATGATTACACAATTTGGGTTAGAGATTAAAGATAAGGTTACTTTACTCTTTGCAAGAAAACGGTTTAATGAAGAAGTAACTTATAGGGCTCCTGCAGTTACGAGACCAAGAGAAGGAGATCTTATATATTTTCCTCTTTCCAAATCTTTATTTGAAATTAATTTTGTAGAACATGAAAATCCATTATATGTAATGGGTAAATTGTATAGTTATATGATAACTGCAGAACTCTTCACTTATAGTTACGAGAAAATTACTACAGATAACCAAGCAATTGATGCTCTTCTTAGCCAAACTCGGGGCTACTCTGGGTCACAAATTATTCCTATTAATAATAATCTTGGAACTACTGCAGGTATTAATGATGTTCTCAAGACTGAATCAGCAGGATATACCTTTGATCCAAATAATCCATTCGCAGATGAAGACTGCACATAAGGATAAAACATGTTTGACTATTTTTATAATAAAAATTTAAGAAAATTAGTTGTAGGTTTTGGATCATTATTTAATAATATTTTTGTTAATCATGATAATCCAGATAGTGCTACTGATTTAAGTATACGTGTTCCAATTACCTATGCTTCACAAGAAAAATTCATTAGAAGATTGTTGGAACCATCATCAATAAATGATGGTATTCGTATTGAAAACCAACTTCCACGTATGAGTTATATTATGACGAATGTTGCTACAGATGCATCTCGTCGTAGAAATAGAAACACACCACTACTATCAAGAAATGCTTGTATAGACAATCCATCAATTATAACAGAACAAGTACCTGTTAATGTTGGTTTTAGTTTATTCATTTATACTAGACACATTGATGATACATTACAGATTGTTGAACAAATTATACCATATTTTAATCCAGATCATATTATTAGTATGTCATTGAATTCAGCACAGGATAATGTAAAAATTCCTATATCAATGATATCAAATAGTATTAGTGAACGATATGATGGAGATATGTCTGGAAGGCGTATTAATATTTCATCATTTAGTTTTGTGGCTAAAAGTTATATTTTTGGTAAAGTACAAACGATTACTGATATTGACAGTATTTCTTTGAGGGGTTTAACTGCTGGACGAAATGGATTCGATGAATAAAAATTTATCTCAATTTTTTAATGTGCCTGTTCAACCAGATACTAAACCATCCAATATAGCTGGTGGAACTTTTAATAATAACAATTTTCAAAAAGACTATGAATTAGTTCAAGGTAATTTTAAAGATTTATTGAATAATGGAAGTATTGCTCTTGAAAGTGCTTTGAAAGTTGCTACTGAATCAGATAGTCCCAGAGCATTTGAAGTAGTTGCTATTTTACTTAAAACGCTTGCAGATCTGAATAATAACGTTATTGATGTACATAAAAAAGTAAAAGATACAACAGCAGTAAAAACAGAAATTAAACAAACCAATAATTCTGTATTTCTTGGTTCTACAACTGATCTACAGAACATCTTAAATAAAGATAGAAGCACCAATAAAATCATTGATGCTGAAATTGTGAATAATGAGCCTAAACAATAAAAATCAAGGTTATAGAAATAATCCAAAACTAAAGCCTCCAGGCATAGAGTTAAGTTATACAAAAGAACAACTTGACGAATATATTAAATGCGCCAAGGACCCTGTTTATTTTTGTAGCAAATACGTAAAAGTTAAAACTCTTGATAAAGGTATAATGCCTTTCAAGTTATATGATTACCAAGAAAAATTTGTACAGACTATTCACGATAATCGTTTTGTTATTTCTAAATGGCCCCGGCAGTCTGGTAAATCTACCTCTGTTATTGGTTATATTACACATTATGTTACATTCAACCAATCTGTTAATGTTGCTATTTTAGCAAATAAATTAAAAACTGCCAAAGACGAACTATTTGCAAAATTACAAATGGCATATGAAAATCTACCTCACTTTCTACAACAAGGTGTGGTAGAGTGGAATAAGACAAGTTTTAAATTAGAAAATGGATCTAGAGTTGTGTGTGATGCAACCTCCTCATCCGCTATCCGTGGTGGTTCGTATAATTTACTCCTACTAGATGAATATGCGTTCTTACCTTCTCATATTGCAGAAGAGTTTTATTCATCTACCTATCCAACCATTTCTGCTGGTTTAACTACCAAACTTATCATTGTATCTACTCCTAATGGAATGAATCACTTTCATAAACTGTGGGTAGATGCCAATAGACCGGCTGGGCACAAGTCTAAGAATAACTTCGTCCCTATCGAGGTAAGTTGGAGGGATGTCCCCATAACCCCCGGTGGACCAAAACGAGACGATGCCTGGGCAGCGGAGCAGTTAGCAAATACGAGTCCAGAACAGTTTGAACAGGAATATGGTTGTAGTTTTCTTGGCTCTTCTAATACGCTTGTAGCCACATCAAAATTAAATGTTTTGGCACCAGAAGATTTCCTAGAAGAAAACTCTGAAGGTTTAAGAATATTTGAACAGCCAGTCAAAGATCAAATTTATTTTTTACAGGCAGATGTTTCTCGTGGTCAAGGATCTGATTATTCTGCGTTTACTGTAATTGACGGAACTACATCACCATATAAGGTTGTAGCCAGTTACAGAAATAATACGGTTAGTCCATTTAGTTTTCCTGTTTCAATTAAAAGTGCTGCAGAAAAATATAATAATGCATATGTTTTAATTGAAACAAATGACATTGGGGGACAAGTTTCAAGTATTCTTTATAATGACTTAGAATATGAAAATGTTCTTATGACTAAAATTTTAGGAAGAAAAGGACAGGTTTTATCTCAAGGATTTGGTGGGAGTAGCCGCACTGAAATGGGACTTAGAACCACTACTCAGACAAAAAAATTGGGATGTGCTATATTAAAGCGGTTGGTAGAAGAAGATAAAATTTTGCTAAATGATGAAAGAATCATTACAGAACTTACAACATTTGTATCCAAATCAAATACTTTTAGAGCAGAAGATAGCCATAATGATGATTTGGTAATGACCTTAGTATTTTTTGCTTGGCTTTCTAGACAAGAATATTTTGCAGATTTAATTGAAAGTGCCAAATTTAATTATGAAGAAGCCGTAAAACCAGAAGATAATAACACCTTATTCATTGTAAGCGATGAATCTTTTGATTCCGATGAATATTCAGATGGTAGTGTTATTTGGAAGAAGGTATAAAAAATTACTAAATATTATTGATTAAAAAGGACAATTATGGCAACTCTCAGTTCTTTTACTAGTACGAATCAATTTAATAGCGAAACTGTATCTACTGCGGCTCAAATGACTGCAGCATTTTTAACTGGTATTACTTATAATAATACAACAATAAATTTTAATAGTAGAATTCCTACAAATGATCCAGGTGGATTGTTTGGATGGCTCCTATATGCTAAAGCAGTTAAATCAACACCCGCTACAGGAACTACAGGAGATAAGTATATCTTTTACACATCTCCAAGTGGTTTGATTAATGATTTAAATAAACTGTCTGGAGTTACTGGATGTTTAATTAATGAAGTTTCAACTGCAGGTACAACTAATCCATTTGGCTTTTTTGCTAATACTGGAACAAATCCAATAGGTTTTGGTGGTACCGGTAATGCTGGTTTGGATTTTCTATACGCTCTTGATTATCTTTCGTATGGTGGTAATCTTATAATTGCTGGTGCAACTATTGGTTTTAATCAATATAAAGCTGATACCTCAGATGATATAGATCTTGCATTGTGCACAGGTACTGGTGCAGGATTTACTGGTATTCAAAAATGGCTTGAAACAGAATCTCCTTATACCATTGGTATATTTCCTACCATAAACAATGGTGCTGGACAGACATTAGCAACATTTGCTTTTGCTTCTACAGCCTTTACAGAAGGTGCAACTGTTTCAGATAGAGTATTTTCAGTATATGGACAAAAAACAGTTACAGCATTTCCAGTACCTTCATTATTAAATGGTGGCACAATTACATATACAAATAATTTATCAGCTGATATTGCTGGATTTTTTACACGAGCAAATTCTCGTGGTGAATTATACTTAACTATTG